AAGATATGTCTATGGAAGATGATATTAATTTATTAGAGCCAATGGGTATGGAAGATGAAATGCCTATGGATGAAGAAGAAGATATGGAAGAAGAAGATTATGGTGACATGGATGCTATCATAGACACTTCAGCTTTATCGGAAGAAGAAGAAAAAATTTTAGATGATGCAGTTGATATGCATCCAGAATTAGAAGCAATTATTCCTAAGTTAGTTGCAACAGAATTTACAGAAGATGGAGAAGTAGAAGGACCAGGTACAGGAACTTCAGATTCCATCCCAGCACTTTTATCAGATGGTGAATTTGTATTTACAGCAAAAGCAGTTAAGAATATTGGTGTAGACAAATTAAGAAAGATGATGAAAAAAGCAGAACAAGATTATGATGCTGGAATTTCTTCTCAACAACCAGAAGAAGAAGTATAAAAGAATTTGTAGAGAAAGGTAACTCTACGAATAGACAAGCTACCTTATAATAAATTATTATTGTAAGCCCTTGTAGTTTCGTTTCAAACAGAAAAACCTACCATAGCTACCTTCAGTTATGAAGCCCTAAGGAGGACAAAATGAGTACAAACGAAGAAGGACTAAAAGAAGTCGCAGCAAACCCTTACAACAGAAAGAAATCTTGGCATACAAATGATGTAATGCCTTCAGATAAAACATCTGCTGATACAGGTTTGTTCGAGCCAAACCCTGTAAGTAATAACACACAATCAACAGCTACTGCTAATAGCAACCCTGATGATTCTGATGATAATACGACAGCTACTATGGATAAGGTTCAAGATTCTGCACTTAATGTAGAAGCTAACCCTTATGCAAAAGTTGATTACAAAAAAAGGTATGACGACCTCAAACGATACTATGACAGGAAACTAAATGAGTGGAGTAGTAAGGAAAGTGAACTTAAAGTACAACTTCAAGAGAACAGACCTAAGTATACACCACCCAAATCTAAAGAAGAGCTAGAAGCTTTTAAGAACGATTACCCTGACATTTATGGAGTTGTGGAAACTGTATCTCACTTGCAATCTCAAAATGAGGTAAAAACTTTACAAGAAGAATTAGAAAGTTTAAAGAAAGCTAATAAAACTCTTCAACAAAGAGAAGCTGAATTAGAACTCTCTACTTATCATCCAGACTTTGAACAAATAAAAGAGTCAGATGATTTTCATGACTGGGCTGATGCTCAACCAATGGAAATTAAAAAATGGATATATGAAAATAATTCTGATGGTAAACTTGCTGCAAGAGCAATTGACTTGTATAAGAAGGACCGAGGACTTGGTTTAGATAAAAAAACTAAGAAGAACAATTCTAAACAAGAAGGTGCTGACCTGTTAGTTAAAACTAAAGAACAGGCTCAAATACCAGAAGGTAAAGAAAAGTTTTTCAGACGTTCTGATATCGCTAGGATGTCAGACGATGAGTTTATGCAATACGAAAAAGAAATTGTAAAAGCTCAACGAGAAGGTAGAATTATAGATTAATTCTATCTATTTTTTATTAACCAATAAACACAAAGGAGATAACTACTATGGCAAAATTCGCAGGTGGTTCAACTTATAACTTTGGATTAGGTGTAGCAGGACAAACAAATGGTTTCTTTATTCCTGAAGTCTATTCCAAAAAAGTACAAATAGCTCTTAGAAAAGCTGCTGTTGCAGAAGCAATCTGTAACACAGATTATATGGGCGAAATATCAAGCTTTGGTGATACAGTAAACATCATCAAAGAACCTCAAATCTCAGTTGCAGATTACACTAGAGGTCTAGCTGTAACTTCAACTAACTTAAGTGACCAAGAACTTGTTCTTACTATTGACCAAGCTAAATCTTTTTCATTTAAGATTGATGACTTAGAGAAGAGATTCTCTCACGTTAACTTCCAAGCTGTAGCTTCAGACAATGCTGCATATGCTTTAAGAGATGCAATGGATGCAAACATCCTAGCAGCTATTTCTGCAGGTGCAACTGTAACTACAGGAATGGGAACTACTGGAACTCCGATTGATATCGGTTTTGGTAGTGGAGAAGTTGACCCATTAAACCAAATGTCATTAGCTGCTAAAGAATTAGATGAAGCTAATGCACCTGAAGAAGGTAGATGGTTTGTCGCTGCACCTGAATGGTACAACGAACTAGCTAACACATCTTCTAAACTTTTATCAGTAGACTTTAATGCTGGTCAAGGTTCAATCAGAAATGGTTTAGTAGCATCTGGATTACTAAGAGGTTTCCAAATGTACAAATCTAACAACTTACCAACTAACGACTTATCTGGTGCTACACCTGCTGGTTCAGCAACTGCACCTGAAGCTTTATTCGGTCAAATCTCTGCAGTATCTGCTGCAAGTGCGATGAACAAAGTAGAAACAGTTAGAGATGTTAATACTTTCTCTGACATCGTTAGAGGGTTAATGGTTTGGGGTAGAAAAGTATTAAGACCTGAAATCGTAGGAAAAATAATCTACGTTGCAGACTAATACTAACTATACCAAATAGTTAATACAATGTGGTTGGGGGTAGCAATATCCCCAATCATTAAACTAAAAGGATTACAATGTATAAAAATAAAAAGAAACCAGTTAAAATGAGTTGCGGTGGTAAAGCACATTCAAAGAAAAAAGGCGGCTCTATGGTTATTGTTATAAAAAAATCTAAAAAGAAATAAAGAATTACTATGGGTATAATGTCTTCACCTGCATGGACTCGTAAAGAAGGAAAAAATCCTGAAGGTGGATTAAATGAAAAAGGTAGAGCATCTTATAATAAAGGTCGTACAAAGACAGGTAAGAAAAGAAATCTTAAAGCACCTAGTAAGGTCGTAGGTAATAAAAGAAGAGCTTCTTTCTGTGCTAGAATGAAAGGCATGAAGAAAAAACTTACTTCTAAAAAAACTGCTAATGACCCTAACTCAAGAATTAATAAATCACTAAGAGCATGGAACTGTTAATATATGGCTAAAACTTATTTATCATTAACTAACGAATTACTTGTTGAGATTAATGAACCTGAATTAACAACTGTTGCTGGAGCAATAGCTATTCAAAAATTTGTAGCTAACTGTGTTAATAGAGCATACTTTGATATTGTAGATGCTCAAGATACATGGTCTTGGTTATCTAGTTCAGCAACACAAGGTAATTACAATGGTAATACTTATGTTGAAACTGTAGCAGGACAAAGATGGTATCTATTAAAAGCAGGTTCATCAGGAGTTGATACAGATTTTTCAAATGTAGTATGGGATAAATTTTCATTATCAGAAGAAGGAGTAGCTGGTAAAACAGAACCTTACCTTATTAAAAATTTACCTTTTGTATCTTTAGATACTTGGAGTGATTTTTATTCTGAAGGTGAAGAAAGAGATAGTTCAAAAGCAACTCCTTTATATGGAGTGCCACAAAGAGTTTTAAGAAGTGAAGATAATAGACATTTTGGTTTATCACCAATCCCAGATGGTGTTTATAGAATTTATTTCTATGCATATAATAGACCTTCAGCTTTAGTAAATGATACAGATGTAATTTTATTTCCAGAACAATATAAACCTGTTCTATTAGCTAGAGCAAGATATTACATTTATCAATTCAAAGATAATATTTCACAAACACAATTAGCTTTAACTGAATATCAAAAAAGTTTAGACAGAATGATTGAACAGTTAAATGCACCTCAGCCTACAAGTGTAGAAGACGATAGACGAATATTTATTTAAAGGATAATTAATGCCAACTCAAGGAGCTTCCATTACTGTACAAGGTGGCTTGGATTTAATTTCAAGTTCACATGCTTTATTTAGAAGTCCAGGTGCTGCAACTAAATTACAAAATTTTGAATCATCTACTACAGGTGGTTATAGAAGAATAAGTGGTTATGAAAAATGGGGAACAACAAATGCTGTTATTCCTTCAGGTTCTGCTTTAGATAATATTCAAGGTTTAATTGGATATGCAGATGGAGTAGTTGTTGCTCAAGGAACTAATGTATATTTTAGTACTACAGGTACTTCTTACGTTCAAATAAATAAAGACACTTTTACAATAGGACCAGGAACAGTTTCTATTAGTGCAGGTTCACCTACCGTAACTGGAGTAGGTACAACTTTTTTAACATCTTTTCTTGTTGGTGATGATATTAAAATTAATACTGCTACATCTTATATTTATAAAGTACTTTCTATTCAAAGTGATACTCAATTAACATTAAGTAGAAATGCTATTACTACTAATACACAAAATAATTTAACTTATGCTATTGGTGGTATTGACCCAAGTCTATTAGCTAGTCGTACAACAATTCCTAGAACTAATCAAACTAATGTTAAGTTTGTAAACTTTGAAGCTATTCAGAGTGTTAATGGTGCTTTATATTTTGTAGATGGATATAATAAAATAGGTGAGTTTTTTATACATGAAGATGGTACTTATCATTTTGAAGATATAAATGAAGATGCTCCTATTGGATGTTCTTTAATAGAAAGATATGCTGAAAGAATAATAGTATCAGGACAAAGAGATAACCCAAGTACTGTTTATTATAGTAATAGATTACAGCCTTGGGATTTTACAGGAGCTTCAGCAGGGTCAATAGATGTTGGAGATGTAGTAACAGGTATTAAAGTTTTTAGAAACAGCTTAGTTATATTTTGTAAAAACAGTATTTATGAGTTGACAAACCTTGATTCTGACCCTATAATTAAGTCAGTAACTAAAAATATAGGTTGTGTAAGTGGCAACTCTATTCAAGAGATAGGTGGAGATTTAATCTTCTTAGCTCCTGATGGATTACGAACAGTTGCAGGTACAGCTAGAATTGATGACGTTGAATTAGGTTCTATCAGTAGAAAAATCTTACCTTTAATTAATGAATTAATAAATAACCTTGCTAACTATACTATATCAAGTATGGTTATTAGAGAACGAAGTCAGTACCGATTATTCTATTATCAATCTGGTCAAGCTAGTTCTGGACAAAAAGGAATTATAGGTACATTTAAATTTAATGCTGATGGCATTCCTGCATTTGAATGGAGTCAAACAAAAGGACTACCAGTAGAATTTTGTACTTCAGATATAAATTCAGCAGGTACAGAAGTATTATTTCATACAGATGATACAGGTTATGTTTACAGACATGATACTGGAAATAGTTTTGATGGTGCAAATGTACAAGCAGAGTTTCAAACACCAGACATGGACTATGGTGATAACGGTTTAAGAAAAAGTTTATATAAAGTAAAAGTTAATATTGAACCTGAAGGTACTCAAAACGATTTACTTTTAAATATAAAATACGATTTTAATTCTAGTGAAGTTCCTCAGCCAGGAAGTTTTTCAGTAGGACAATTAAGTGCTTCAGCTTTATTTGGTTCAGCAGTATTTGGAACAGCTATCTTTGGAGCAGTAGATTTACCTAGTAAAAGTGTTATAGTAACTGGAAGTGGGTTTTCTAATAACTTTAAATTTTTTAGTGATGATACTAACTCTCCTTATTCAGTTAACGGATTTTTTGTTTCATTCATACCAGGAGGAAGAAGATAAAATATGGCAGGATATACTAGACAGAGTTCATTAGTTGACGGTGATGTAATAACGGCATTATTATTTAATAATGAATACAATCAATTACTAGCTGCTTTTAATAATACAACAGGACATAAGCATGATGGTACTGCTGCTGAAGGTCCAGTCATTAGTTTAATAGGAGATTCTGGATTAAGTGTTCCTTTAAATAAAATTTTAGTTGATTCAACAAATGATAATTTAGAATTTTATATAGATGTAGGAGGTGTATCTACAGAACAATTTATAATTCAAGATGGTGCAATTGTTCCATCTACAGATAATGATATTGATTTAGGAACTGCTGCTTTAGAATTTAAAGATGCATACTTTGATGGTACAGTAAACTTAGATGCATTAGTCATTGGTACAGCTACAGCTATTACAAGTGTTGATACAGATTTAACTTCAGTATCAGCTAGTGATGATACCTTAGCAAGTGCAAAAGCAATTAAAACATATGTTGATGCAGTCGCAACTGTAGCTGATTTAGATTTTCAAGCAGACACAGGTGGAGCTTTATCAGTTGATTTAGATTCTCAAATCTTTACATTAACTGGTGGTACAGGTATTGATACTGTTGGTTCAGGACAAAATGTTACATTTAATATTGATGATGGAATAGTAGCAACTTTAACAGGAACACAAATACTTACTAATAAAACTTTAACTACTCCAGTAATATCTTCTATAGTAAATACTGGTACATTAACATTACCTACAAGTACAGATACTTTAGTAGGTCGTGCAACTACAGATACTCTTACCAATAAGACTTTAACAAGTCCAAACATTTCTACAATTTTAAATAGTGGTACATTAACACTACCAACAGCTACAGATACTTTAGTTGGTAAAGCTACAGTTGATACCTTTACAAATAAAACATTTAATGCTAATGCAACTGGTAATAGTATTACTAATTTAGAAGTTGCAGATTTAGCGGCTGGAGTTTTAGACACAGATTTAACAACTGTATCAGCTACAGATAATACTCTTGCTTCAGCAAAAGCTATTAAAACTTATGTTGATGCTAGTGTAGCTACAGCAAATGAATTATCAGAATTAACAGATGTTAATATTACAAGTCCTGCAGATGGCTCTGTATTATTTTATGATACAGCTACATCTAAATGGATTGACAATGTAGTATCAGGTGATATTAGTATTCTTGATACTGGAGTTGCTTCTATTAATCCAGGAGTAATTGTAAATGCTGATGTTAATGCTTCTGCTGCAATTGCATATTCTAAATTAAATTTAACTAATAATATTGTTAATGCAGATATTAATGCTAGTGCGGCAATAGATGCATCTAAATTAGCAGACGGTTCAGTATCTAACACAGAATTACAATACATTAATAGTTTAACTTCTAATGCTCAAACTCAATTAACAAGCTTAGATACTTTAAAAGCACCTTTAGCTTCTCCAACATTTACAGGAACAGTTTCTGCTCCAACACCTACTGCTGGTGATAGTTCAACTAAAGTTGCTACTACAGCTTTTGTTACTAATGCAGTTGCTTTAGAAAACGAACTATCTGAAATGAATGATGTTGCTATTACTTCAGTAGCAGATGCAGACTTTTTAGTTTATGATAGTGTTTCTACTAAATGGGAAAACCAAGCTATATCAGGTGCTGTTACAATTAATAATACTGGAGTATCTACTTTAGCTGCTGGTATTGATTCAGCAAAAATAGCAGATGGTTCAGTTAGTAATACAGAGTTTCAATATTTAGATGGAGTTACATCATCTATTCAAACACAAATTAATTCCAAACAAGCAACGATAGATGCATCTAATAGATTAAGTGCAGACTTAATTCATGATGGTTCTGTAGACAATACTGAATTTGGTTATTTAAATGGAGTAACTTCAGCAATACAAACTCAAATAGATGCAAGAGCTTCTAATGGTTTTGCTATTGCGATGGCAATTGCTTTATAGTAAGTTGTTGACAAATTAACAATAAAATAGTATAATAGGGAAAACACATATGGCACAAAACTTTAGAAGATACACAAGCAACGATGTAGGTACATCTGCTGCAACATTATTTACTGCTGACAGTTTTGATACTGTAGTTGGTATATCTGTTGCTAACGTAACAGCTTCTGCTGTAGTAGCATCAGTTTATATTAATGATGGTACTAACGATATTTACTTGGTGAAAGACGCACCAATACCTGCAGGTTCTGCATTACAAGTATTAGATGGCGGAGCAAAATTTGTTGTTCAAAACAATGATGCTTTAAAAGTTGTTTCAGATACAGCTTCATCATTAGATGTTTGGGTATCTACTGTTGACGATATCAGTTTATAATATAAATAAGGAATAAATAAATAAATGCCTTTCATTGGAAATCAACCAGCATTATCTTACACAAGTTTTGCTAAGCAAGACTTTACCACAAGTGCGACTACTGCTTACACACTTAGCCAACCTGTAGCTAATGCAAACGAAATTGCATTATTCATTAACTTTGTAAGACAAGAACCTACAACTGCATATACTGCTAGTGGCACAAGTTTAACTTTAACTTCTGCTACATCTGCTAGTGATGATATGTATG